CGCATGTACTTCAGGGTATTGAAACTTATAAAGACAGGAATATTGTATACAGCCTCGGAAACTTCTGCTTCGGTGGCAACAGTTCTCCAAGTGATATGGATACCATGATCTACCAGCAGACCTTTACTATTGATGCCGATGGGGTAAAAAAAGACAACGTGACCAATATCATTCCCTGCTCCATTTCTTCTGCTGCCTATGATGGATATAATAATTATCAGCCAACTCCGGCAGAAGGTGATGAGGCAACAAGAATCCTTGGAAAAATCAATGAACGGAGTTCCTGGATTTCTACTGCAGAAGGCAGCACTTTTACTGCAAAATATAACAGTAATAACGACTCCCAGAGCAGTTCTGCAGATACAGCTGCTTCAGATAGCGATATCGTTGATATGAACAGTTCAGCTTCAGATGACACAGACACAGAGACATACGACGAATCCTATGATACTGATAATTCGGACGCCGAATAAATGGTTCACTCCTTCATTCATCCAAACATCAATACTTCAAAAGAGCTGAAAAATCCTGTTAAGGACTTCTCAGCTCTCTTTTTATGTTTTTACTATGCTTTTATCAGGCAGATAAAAATATCCTCTTCGCTACTTGCTCATAACCAGATAATTGATTGATATAGTTATATGGATGACATTATATGATAATCATGGCGTCCCGCATGTTAATGGCAGGTAACCAGAATCTAACATTTGTTAAATATATATAAGGAAGCATTTAATCTTCCTTATATTCTATAACATCCTCTATCTTGCAATGAAGAGCTTTGCAGATCCTGTCGATCTGTTTTAAGTTGACTGGCTCGTTTTTTCCCATACTGGCAATGGTTCCGAAGCTTAAACCAGTCATATTTTTTAAATCCCCCTTATTCATGCCCTTATTGATAAGGGTATGCCAGAGGGGAGTATATGAAATCATCTATTTTCCTCCCAGTTTAAAATTTTCAAAGCCCGGATACGGTTCGAACGTCTCTGCGTACTGAGTTTCGTCTTCTTCCGTCCACTCAGGTTCATCATCTTCCTCGTCCTCATAGACGCAACCTGGGGCATCCTCATAGATTCCGTCTTCATATTCAGTTACCCACTCGCCATCCACGAAACAATCGCATCCGGTTGCATGGATGAATCCAACTCCGTCCTCGAAGCGATCGAGAGGCATGTTTTTAAGTTGCATTCTTCTTGTAGCTTTACCAGCTACAGATTCCGTTTTATTCATAGTGTTTCCTCCTCTGATTTGTCTGTTTTTATCTGGCTTTATTATATAGTCTTGTTTAATGTATGTCAAGCTTTTGCTTCATTATATTGAATTTTTTCTCTATAATTTTAGAAATTTTCTCTAGTAAACTATTGACATGTACGGTACATATGGTAATATACAAACATAAACAGCAGAACAAACATTCGCATAGACGGTGCGAGGTTTGAAAGATAATAGGAGGAAAATGATATGTCAGAACTTTTAAAGAAACAGAAATTTGGAGTCGAGGTAGAATTTACAGGAATAACAAGAACCATGGCCGCTGAGGCTGTTGCAGAAATCCTCGGAAGTCATGCTACCGGACCTGATCGCACTTGCTATCGTACTTATACGATTCGAGATAGCAAAAGAAGAATTTGGAAAGTAATGAGAGATTCAAGTATTTGTCCAGTTAGAAAAGCGGGACGTGAATTGATGGATGAATATAGAGTTGAATTTGTAACACCGCCACTTAATTATGAAGATATTGAAACGCTTCAGTCAATAATCCGTAAATTTAAAGAACTCGGCGGAGTACCTCACAGCAGTTGCGGAATACATATTCATGTTGACGGCGCCAATCATACCGCCACTTCTCTCAGAAGACTGGTAAATTTCTTTTTCAGCAGACAGGAGATTATCTACGATGCTCTTGCAGTAGGAAGTAGAAAAGACAGATGGTGCAAGCCGGTATGTAAGGATTTACTGGATACAATGAAAAAAGAAAAGGATCTTGATGCAAGAAAAGTTGAAGAAATCTGGTACAGCAGTGCGAACGATCAGTATCATGGTGGTATTGATCATAGTCATTATAATTCAACAAGATACCACGCCCTGAATCTTCACAGCTTCTTCCAGAAAGGCACAGTCGAATTCAGACTTTTTAACAGCACTCTTCATGCTGGAAAAATTAAAGCATACATCCAGTTTGTCCTTGCTCTTTCAGCATGGTCTATCGAATCCTCAGACAAAATAGTATTCCGATCAATGAATGGATACACTGCAGAGAAAAAAGTCACACTGATGTATAATATTTTAACAAATCGCCTTGGTCTTTACGGAGATGAATTCAAGACCTGCAGGTTACACATGATGAAACAGCTCAGAAAAAATGCAGAAGCTTCCCATGCAGCTTAATACATTGCAGTATAAAGAGAGGGTTTTCGCCCTCTCTTTAGTTGTAGATTGTTGCAGCAATCTACTTTGTGTCGCTAGATTTCTGGGTTCCCTGGCGTGTATGGGTTATAGATGTTTCCTTGTTTGGTACCCTTATAATCAATTCGTCCAACTCACAATTTAATGCTTCACAAATTAAATCAAGGTGTTCAAGGCTGACCCTTTCTGTGAGCTCGTGGTACAACTCATTGATGGTATTGGGTCTGATTCCAGTTGCCCTCGCCAGATCTGCTTGAGTAAGTCTTAACTCTCCCAGCTTTTTCGACAGTAAAATTTTAATCATGCCATTGCTCCTCCGTTATAAATTACCACTTTATGGTAATACATGACGGAATTTGTTAGATTATATCGTTTTCTGCTATATCCTATCGAATTTACGCCAGAAATTTAACTGTGTGAAGCTCGTTTATCCTATCACACCAGATGTAGAAAAAATAGCGGTAATATATGGAAGGAATTATCATTGACTATACCACGCATTGTGTGGTATTATTTCATTATGAAGGAGGTAACAATTATGAACATTACGGAAATGAGAAATTACATAGGAGTCTCCAGAGCGGAGTTCTCAAGGAGATACAACATACCGATTAGAACGCTCGAGTCATGGGAAGCAGGAGTTCGAACTCCACCGGAATATGTTCTGAATTTATTAGAAGAGTCCGTCAGGAGAACAGATATCATAGAAGTAACATTTGTATATGATACGCTTCTGGGAGAAGGCAAGATCCACCCATGGTCTAAAGATTTGGATGACCAATGCGGCGCCGATCAAGCATCATATATGACTATATTAAGCACAGTTGATAGGTTTCGGGAGAGGTATCCTAATTGCGAATGGGAAGACGAAGATATAGATTATATTGACGCAATAGAAGGTTTTGCTACGAACCTCTTAATAGCAACGTTGGGAAAAGGAGAGGCGAATGAGTAGAGGAAACGGTACTGGCTATATCCCAGATAAGAGTAATTTAAAGTCGAGCACTCGTGCACTAGCATTAATTTAATTGCGTTTCTTCTTGACATACCACCAAATTGGTGGTATTATATAATCATCAAAGGAACGGAGGAAACAGAAATGAAGAAATACAACTTATCAAAAATCATGAAAAGGGCATGGGAACTGGTTAAAAAGTCAGCATTAACTATATCCTCCGGTCTTAAGAAAGCATGGGAGGAAGCGAAAACAATGGAACAAAAATTAGTTGAACTCGTCGGAAGCCCAAAACAGATTGCATGGGCTGAAGATATAAGAAAAAACATGATTTCGTATTTATCTGCTCTCGTTAGAAAATACGAAGCTGAAGACAGACCTGCTCGCGCAGAAAAAAGAGCTAAAGATATGGAGATTCTTAGCAACATCAAAGAAGCTTCATGGTTTATCGAAAATCGCAGTTATGCCGTATATTCTACAAATTATGATTCAAACGATTTAAGCGAATTAATGGCGAACCGAAATGAAATGAATTTATATGAGCGTATACATAAATATGTCAAAGAACATTGATAGAAAGGGGGACGAAATGTATGTATAAATATAATCAATCTGAATTTGAATCCATGATGGATGAATTAATGCATGATTTCAAGAAAGGCTGTGGAAAATCTGAAGCCGAACTTGATGTAGCTTACAAAATCTTAAATCCCTCTCCTGTCGGTGGGTTTGTCGACAGCCTCGTTAAAATGGATAAAGATTATAGCACGAATCTATGGGAGATCAAGCGAAAACAGATCAAAAGTTTTATACCTGAATGCGACGGATACCAGTTAGACGATATCGTGGCCTATTGCCGTGCGAAATTCTTTAAAGAAGAAGTCGATCGTATCATATATGATAATTCTATCGCTGAAGAATGTGATGTTTGTGTATATGCGGACGGTACTATATTAAGTCCGGAATGGCCATATTTATGTGCAAAAGTATATGTGAGTATTAAATGGATTGACGAAAATAAAACCACTTACACCCGTATTTTCCCATCCGCGGTAGGATTCATGTCTTACAAAACAAAAGGATCTATGGAAGATGATCTGAAGCAAAAAGAAAATATGTCCACCATGGAAATGCGTGAACACTTAAAGATATCCCGAGCAGAATTCTCAAGGAGGTACAACATACCGGTTAGAACGCTCGAAAACTGGGAATCCGGAAAAAGCAAATGTCCGGATTATGTGAGACAGTTGTTAGAGCGAGCTGTCTTGGAAGATTGCGAAGTGAAATAGGAGGCGTGTAAAATGATTAAGAGAGTAAAACTTGAAACCATTTACAAAATGGCTAAAGAAGATAACGAGAAAATAAAAGAACGTAAACTTTTCCCGGACGGATGGGATGAAAAAGTCTACGATTATTATAACAAATTGTCGAAAGAATCTTCCGACGTTGAAATGTTCATGGAATTTCTGGGCGGTGAAGATTCGCCGCTAGAAATGGCGTACGCATACAGGAGAAACATGTATATCATGCTGTACACAATGAATGCAACAGATACGATAGCATTTGTGGATGGCGAATATGATATATTCTACATCGTATCAAAAGACGGCGACGATTATAACAGCTGGGAGTGGTGTTTCACAAACAATATTGACCCGATCAAATACAGGGGTGACGACGGAGACGAACCGGTCCCGGAATGGCTCATAAAAAAATACGAAGAAAAGATAGGGGAGGAATAATATTATAAAATATAATTAGCGGTTTATTCAAAAGGAACTCCGTCTTTATAGAGTTCCTTTTGATGTGATATATTTTAATGTGATTTTAGAAGGCACCGTCTGTTAAATCAACTTCTTGAAGTATCCAGCTGGGACGAACTCCCTTACGAATCCTTCGTCATTTGGATACGGAATCCGGATGAAGTACCATCTTTTTCCCTTTACGGTTTCGGTGTATTTCATCACATCTACAACCGCATTCTTTTTAATCACTGGGAACATTTTAGCTTGAGTTTTGCCAGCTGCACTATAGCACTTGCAATCCTTTGTGAATCTGGCTACATAGGCTACTGTGTTCTGTTTCTTCTCTGTGTCAGAAGCAGAGAAAATATTCCCTCTATACCTGAGCACACAATTCCAAGGATAATTCCGATAGCTCCGGATCAAAAACTCCTTGCCAGTCTGATCTCCCGGTTTACCTCCATGAGCGGTACCTTTCTCGTTAATTGAGGCTTCTACCTCTTTGCCATTTCCACAATACATGGCTACATGATGCGCTTCATTCAGCAGCACGTCTCCTCTGAGTAGACCAGATCCGGTTGCTACGTTAACTTTGCTCGTTACGTCTACAAATCCATTTTTCAGAAATACATTCTTCATGTCTCCTGTGTATGTAGCACCGCCAGACTTAACCGGAACTCCGGCGTTCTGCCATGCCTGGATCACAGCTGAGGAGCAGTCGTAATCTCCTTTTTCTCCCCAACGATAATCCTGATCGTAGCCATGAGAAACATCTTTCGCCCATGTCTCCATCTGTCTTATTGCTTTTTCAGTTTTTGTCATTGTTACATCTTCCTTTCTTTCCGCAGTCATAGCATATTTCCAAATCATGCTGATTACCGCTTTCTGCCTGTCTGTGTAATCCCCTACCTGGTTCGGTGTCGGGTCTGCAGGATCCTGACACAGTGTTGTATAAATCTTGTCTGCGGTGTATGGTTCCGAAGTTTTGTACAAGATTCTTCTCAAGGCACTGTCTCCGCCCTGGTGAAGGACATTGATACATTCCATCATTGCGGTATCCGGCATGGATCCGTATGTTTTTTCGATGCTCTTCGCATATGTCTGTATCTGATCTTCCATATATTCGTCCTGGCATTTCTTCCCCAGATTAGTGCTAATAATGCTGATAATGCACTGACCTTTCGCAGATTCTGCTGTTACGGCGTATGTATCCCAGCTCTTCATCAGCAGGTCTTTTTCCATACCTGCATTATCCATGTCTTTGAATAGCTTCGGGTTTGCTCTCTGAATCCGGTATAACAGTTCTTTTGCTTCTCCTGCGTACCACTGGCCCGCACCGATCGTAATAGCTTTTTCATTGCTACAGTTCGCTCCGACCCCGGCAAAGCAGGAATAATCCTGCTTACCATATACCTGATCTCCGGATTCCACTGCGTACAGTATTTTTCTCAATACAGTTATATTTTGCTTATCCATAAGTCCACCTCGCAAAAAGGAGCCTTAAAACAGGCTCCTAACTACTCATTCTTATTCGGGAATTTGATCTGTCCAAGTGACTGAATGACTTTATCATATCCAACCATTGCAGACAGCCATGAAAGCAGGATCAGCGCAATAAGGTATACTGCCATCTTGCTGTTTATCTGCGCATCCATCAAAATAATATATCCACTTCCTACGAGCACTGATAAAACTACAGCCACTCCTCCTGCAAGGAAATTTGCCTTGTAGGTTTTTTTTGACTCTTCAAGCAACTTCTTGATTCCTTCAGTGAATAACCCTGTAAGAATCGATACGATCATAAGTAACAATAAAAAGCATTCTAATGTCATAAATTATCCTCCTCATCTATGTTCCCGACATTCATGTCGGAATCATTTTGTTCTCGTCCTTCTTTTTCATCCTGCTTCTGCCATTTCCGATCCTGCTGTTTGTCTTTGTTTGTTCGGATCCAACCGCATATGCCGCACTCTCCAATCGCCACAACTGGGCAGGCATATGTTTCCGGCATGCTATCGCACTGCCTGTACAGCAAGATCATCTGCCAGTTGAACCATATAAAAAAAGCGCCGACAAACATCAGCACCAGGTTCAATGTTCCGACTTTCTTTATCGCCGAAACTATCTTTTTTATTTTCTTTTTTAAAATATTCATATCAATGCCTTTCCTAAAAACCGAACTGTTTAAAGAAAAATCCGATTGCAAGGCCAATCACGGTCGTAAGCACATATCCCGTCACCTGCTTCCACATTTCCCCATCCCGGCTTTCAAGCGATTCCAGGCGCGCTCCCTGCTGCTCCTGCTCTTTGCACATCAGCTGAATGCTTTGTGCCAGCTTCTCTACCGATGTTGTAAGCGAATTAATCTGCTTTGTATTTTCTTCAAGCAGTTCCAATCGTTTGTTCTGCCTTTCGTCTTCTGCATCAACGCGCTTGCAGAACTCAGCATGTTCGGACCGGCTAATGTATTCCGCATCCATATATTTCCTCCTATATTCCTGTCTACACCTTCTATTTTGGCCTCTACGGTGGGCTTCTTTGGCTGTGCATAGTTTTACCTCCATTAAAAAAAGAGCCTGCTCAGGCCCTTTTCATGCCATCAATTCTTCATCATCTGCTTCGACATACTTTCTACAATGAAATTCCAATGTATCCATATCCCGTTCAATCTCATCAAGGGTTCTTTCGCTCGCACCCTTATTAAGCAGCAGAAGATCATAAATCAATGACCATTGTTTACTTATTATCTGCAGTTTCGTCATTCTTCTTTTGCCAGTTCTCCCATTCCGGAATCTTCCAGGATTTCTTTTACCTTTGCTTTCAGAAGTCTCGGTACCTCTGCATAAGTTTTCTTTCCAAGCATAATCTGCTGTGCCCATAACATTGCAATCATTTCTTTTCCTCCATCATTCTGTAATAATATAATAAGGTTGTTCAACAGTTTCATCATTACTGATATACCAGTTCTGACATCTCAAGAACGCAACTTGTAAGCATTTCGTTCGAAGCCTGCAGTTCCTCTAATTTCTCTTCCAAGCTCTTTTCAACTTCCGGAACATAGGACATATACTTCGCAGGGGATGCCCTTACCGTTTCTTCGTTGATCTTGTCTGCAGACTCCCTGAACTGGTGATAATCATATTCATACATCATCTGCTTTGCAGAGTCTTCCATCTGTCCCTGTTCAATTGTCACTTTCTGCTCATTCAGGCACAGTGTGACATCTACCATGCCATTATTGACAGGCTGCCAGCGCACTTCTGGCTGACGTTCCATATATTTCGCTTTTTGCATGCTTGCTGATCCTCCTTTTTGCAGCTGCGCAAACAGCATCAATGTTATATTTATCTTTGACGTATTTGGAATCGGTATGTTTAAACCATCCATAGTAACTGATACATTTATAAGCAATCTCCAGAGGGATTTCAACTCCATCCTTCATGCAGTACCAAGCTACTGAATAAGCTCTCCTTGCCCGCAGAAAGATCCTGCTTCTGATTTCTGTGTGGTCCCTGTAAATTACATAACCCATCATATCTATCGGTTTTCCACGCCTTTCTGCCTTATCTTTTTCTCTGTAATTCTCATATTTATTTCCGGTTTTAATGCGATAATCAATCGGGAATAGGTCTGCATCCGGTTTTATTGTGAGTCCGTACTCTTTCAACAGGTACTTTTCTAACGCCCGAGCCGCCCTCTTAACATCAGCTTCCCGGGCTCCTATGAGCAGGATGTCGTCCATATAGAATATACAGAAAAATACAAGTCTCTTGCTTTCAGTCGTACCATCTCGGTGCTTTCTGGTCTTATGTAGGCTAAGTACATACACATAGGCTTTAGACAGGTAATAATTGCACAGAAACTGTGATAAACCGGAGCCGATATTAAGCCCCTGTTTGTATGTCCCTATCAGAAAGAACACAAGATACAGAAGGACTTCGTTCTTCACATCATGTTCCAACATACGTTTCAATTTACGGATATCAACCGATGGATAGCATTTCCTTACATCGCCCTTCCAGGCATACCGAGATTGAGCATATTTCTTTCTGATCTGATGCTCTATTGCTCTTTTGCCTCCGAGCTGTCCTTTTCCTTTGATACTTGCATATTGATGATAGCCCAGTTTTCTTCTCCAGAGTTCATCCAGTCCTTCGCTGGCTATTTCATCAAGAATAAGCTGTTTTACACTCTCCACTCCGATTTCTCGAAACTTTCCGTTTATTCCATCTCGCCGCCAACCATACTGAATAGGTTCTACTTTCAACTCTCTGTTCTGGATTTCATATCTGAGACTTTCTGCTACTGTACGGATCAGACCGGATACCATGAGATCTCTTTCGTCTGTGTCCCGAAGCAATCGTTTCATAGCCTGCAAACTCATTGAACTTGTGCGACCATGCAGATACTTTGCCACATCTGGCCGTTTCCATTTTTCGTCAAGTGCTTCATAAATTGGATCTTCAATAAAATCATCTGCTAAAATATTTACATTCTTGCAGCATTTCTTCATAAAGGCATTTTCCTTTCTGTGTGATTCAGGGACTTTCGGTTGTCTACTAGTCCCGGCTGACAGCGCACCTGCCAGTCTCCCCTTCCCACTCTGCAGATGTCAATCTACTTCATGAGAAAGGAATGGCCTTTTATCACGTATTTCGGGTATTCCCAAGTATAGGCTTCTTCAGCCGGCTTATGAGGTCAAGTATCAAATTTTTTATCACAGAAATTGTCGCGAGGATGTTCCACCAGGTATTCGTCAGGCCATAGTAGCCACCCACGTACGACGGGCCAGCGAGGCCGCCGCTGTACAGACTGCCGCGCCGGAGGAGCTCCCGGCCTGTTCTTGTTCCAGCCGCAGGTTTTCCGCCGCAATACCAAGCATCAGCCCACCAAGCCTTATCGCCTCCTCCCCATTCAGTCGGAATCATTGTCCCTTTACCAAAGTCCACAAGCTGTCCTTTTACATACTTCCATGCATCGTATGCCTCCGGTAAGATACCCACTTCTTCATAGGTACTTATGATCGTATCTAAATTGGTCGTCAGTAACTTAGCATTATTGGTTCGATAATACTTATCGACTGTATTGCCATCTGCATCTGTTGAAACAATATGCATAGAGTTTCCGGACACAGAATATCCACCTGGAAGAATCTCGATGCCATTAATCTTGCAGATATTCTTTCCATCTGTGTTGGATACAGGACTTCCATCATAGCCTTGTACGGAATCAGTGGATCCTGTCTCCCAATGCATTGTACTTACTTTATAAGTAGTTGCAGTTGTAAATGAAGCAGACACATCCAAAACTAAAGCGCTATATGTATCGTCTACTTTTTCAATAGCTGTAATTTTTGCACTATCAACGATATTGTGCATATAATTATAGCCCCTATCGAAGTTAGTGTTCGAACCTGGATTTCCAATGCTGACCGACGAACCAACAACAAAATAATTCGCCTGATCTTTTGTGAGAATTACTCTCTTTGTATTTTCTTCAGCAACTGCGACATTGTACTGAGCAGTGTAAGCTGTGCATCCTCTCATATATGCCTGCAGGTCCTTTGTTCCGTACTTAATCATTGTCAACGCCAGAACCCATGCGGCATCAACATCTGTTTCAAAGCAGTATGCCGGACCCTGCTTTCGTGCATATGCAAAATTTGCATACGAAGGTTTGTTTCTGACGGGTTTTCCGTTGGTTACATATGGAACACCATCAATATCCACTGCCGCTCCTTTAGGATGGAGCATCCATCCCTGCACCGTATTGTCTGAACGAACACATTCTTTCATCGGAACATATCCTTCTTCTTTTCGAGGAAGCATGGACCAATGATGCAGCCAGCCATTGTCTTCTGCATTTCGCTCTTTTTTGTAATAAAGTCCCATGTTCATGATTCCACGATTGACTTTTCCTGTCGTCTTATATCCCGGCATTCCTTCAATTGCAGTAATTTTCTGGTTTCCATCATCATCGAGGATCCAGTTCACTTCAATCGGGCGGAATGCTTCGAGAGTTCCAATTTGGTCTTCTCCAGCTGTCGTATTTGTGGACGGTGTGCAGGTAAGACCAGACAGAGCATCTAAACGATTTACCGTGCAGGCCTGTGTAACATCCGGATCAAGGTCTTCTACCGTATAAATTTCTCTAGTACGGCGCATAGCATAGTAGCGCTCAATTGCACTCTCTAAAGTGCCACCAGCTGCATTAATAGCTGCCAGCTGCTCAGCTGCTACGCTTTTAATCCCCTGCGTCTGTGTTGCTGATTCAGCCTGTACATTTTTAATTTCAGATGCACCTGTATTATTGATCTCAGTTTTTCTCGCATCGATTGTGTCGTTTATAGCTTTCTGAGACGCATCCACCATAGAATTTTTTGTTGCAGTTATTTCATTTTTTATCTCCTCCGCTTTTGTATCTACGGTTTTGTTTATGGTTTCTATTGCACTCGTTGTCTTTTCAGAAAACGTATTGTCCAGTCCAGCAATTTTATCATTTACATTTTTCTCAGATGTCGCAGCGGATGATGCAGCCTTTTCAGCCGCATTTTTGTATCCGGCAACAACATCTTTTGCATTCTCCGCATCTCTGGCCGAAGCTGCTGCTGCTCCGGCTGAGTTCGAAGCCGCCTGTGCACTTATTTCTGAAGCCTTTGCACTTGTCTCCGCCTCAGATGCTTTTTCTTTTGCTGTCCTGGCCGCTTCTTTAGTTTCTGTCACTAAGTTTTTGAAATCTGGAGTTGCTTCTCCCGGTACTGAAGAACAGAACCATCTGTCTGTACTTTCGCCAGGAGATGGGCGCACACCAATCGTCCCGTTTTCCAGGCATACATATGAGCCGCCCTCGTATGAAACCATATCTAAGAAGTTGTATGTTTTAGAGTCAGAGTAGCTTCCATCGGGGTTTGTCGTAACATTTCCCATGTTAGTCCACTGGCCACTTCCTGTTGTTTTATTTGCCATTAACCTCTATCCCTCCATTTGTATTCGAGCTTAGAGCCGTTAAGTCTAAACTCTATATCCGTTTCTTCTGGATTATTCCGCATAAGAAGACAAGGAGGCTGAATGCGAAACTCGACAAAGCACACATTTCCATCCTCGCCTTTCAGATCAGCTTCCTTTTCTTTTACATAAGCATCGATATCATTCTTCGCATCTTCCACCTGTCCAGGGATTCCCATTACCGCCTGTTCTGCCTGATGTGCATAATATTTTGCGTTATCCATAAGACTCTCCGGATCTTCTGCCAATCCGACAGCGAATCTCTCAGCCAGCTTTCCGTATTTCTGGACATTCATATTTGTTGCGTCAAAATATCTGAGAATCTGTTCAAAGTAGTTCTTAGCTTCCGCTACGGTATCGCCAGAAGTATAGCCGGCATTGACTACGATAATGGCAACTTTATTTGTCACCATGAAGTCTCCTGCCATTACAGAAACATAGCAAACCCCGGAAGTCTTAAAAAAGCTATCCGGGATATCACATCTGTCTTCTTCTAACAGCTTTGGCTCTTTCGTTCCTTCTGCGTTTTCAAACACAGCTGTTTTTGCCAGCCCATCCCAATCCGTAGAATGAAACTGAAATACTGCCGTAAACACATTTTTGATGCCTTCTGTTGCGAAAATATTCTCCGTTTTTGAAATCTTGAGGTTTTTGACATTAAAGATAACTTCTTGTTTTATCATTTAAAACACCTCTCTTTTTTACCACATTTTTCCGATATTATCGCTTTTTGTTATTTAATATCGAAAATCGTTATAAACTGCACAGCATATCCCATTCATGTTTGCTGATAATGTTAAGTGCCCATTCTTCCGGTACATGATTCTCCATATGCTTGTCGATATTATTTTTCTCATAATAGTGATTCCAGAAATAAATATTTCCCAGCGCACGTGCTTTGTGCATATCGCAAATATAAGTTGCTCTTGCATCCGGTGTACCGAACACCTGATAGTTGTATGCAGTACACCAACTACAGCCTTCTGCGACAGGACAGTTAAAGCACTCGTCTGTGCTCTGTGTTCTCCTGTCAATTTTCTTCAAGCATTCTACGCGGCATCTGTCGCATTCCGTCTGGCAGATTCCTGTATCCACATCTCCTATACTATATGGTTCCTGCTGCCCCGCCAGAGAGCTTTCCATATATCTCAGACATGGATAGATAATTCCATCTGGATCAACAGCAAGCATTACGCCATTGCCACCGCACCAGTTTTCCAGGTCGTCAGGCTGCTTCGGGTGAAAGAAATTTTCCTCGAACAGTGAAATGTAATAATCATTCTCCATATCAAGATTGTGTTCCAAGATATAGTCTGCAAGCTTCTTCAGCTGGTCATAAAAAACCGTTGCATGGATCATCTGCCATCCTTCTTCGTAGACGCAGTTTGCATTGATCTCGTTATATCCAAGATCGATCATGTGCGTAATTGCATCGTACACATGCATCACATTTGCAGGAGCTATCGTAACCTTGCTACCCATATATCCACCTTTGTTTACCCAATCTTTCGCCGCTGAAATTGCCAGATCATAAGATGGCCGCCCATCCGGAAATACCCGGCAGGAATCGTGAAGTTCTTTATTTCCGTCAACAGTCACAGAAAAAGACAGGCGCTGATTCCATTTCTGTAAAACTCTCTGTACTTCCGGTTCGAAGTAGCACACTCCATTCGAACATATGGAAAACATCGTTCTCGTCAGCCACGGATGGTTTAATTCGATCATCCTGTTAATCGTGTAGCTGCAGATCTGGTCAATTAATTCAATCTCCAGCAGGGGTTCCCCACCAATAAAATCAATGATAAGCCCAGGGCTTTTTTGAGGATTTATGTAATCGCCCACACCCTTATTTCCAGACAGTAAAAGATCAACCATTTTCTTCGCTGTTTCAAACGACATCTTCTTTTTGCCCTTATGTGTCTGGTAACAATACTTGCATGCCAGATTGCAGTCATCAGTGACCTGAAATGTAACGGTCTGAGTCAGAATCTTTTCTGTCCCTACCGGTTCGTGCAGCTCAGGATATAATCTGCTCAGCCTTTCGGAATATTGTTCTGTTCTTTTCATTTGATTCCCTCAATTTCACAATTGCACAGAATGTCTACTTTCAGTTCTCCTGTCTTGTACTCAAGATTCCATTTGGTCTTGTGATGTTTAAGAATCTCCGGAATATATTTTTTCTCAAGCTCTGCTACTGCCATGCTGAACTGTGCATCCAATTCCGCTCCCTGTTTCTGATAAGCCTTAAATGCCGGGCTATTGATTACATCTGGGTCTTCCATATGTGATTCGATGATTCTCTGCAGGACATCTTTAGTAAATCCCCTTTCGTAGTCCAGTCTTTCGATGTACTCTGCCTCTTTGCTGTCTACTTTAATAATTACTGTTCTCATTTTTTCCTCCTAATTAAATGAATATATCGGTGTAGTCGCCTGTCCGTAGCACTGATTCCTGCAGGTCCCGCCACAATCACTCTGACAGCTTGATGCACAGGATGTAGAGCATCCTCCACAGCTGGTTCCGCAGCCTCCAGAACAATTGCTTTTGCAGGTTCCCATGCAGCTATCTGTGCATCCGGAACCACAGGAATTTCCACAACCCGAACAGCCGCTACAGCCAGTACAAGACTGAGCGCAGGAAGCTGTGCACTTATTATCACAACCCTGACAAGTACCAGAACAGGTACCAGAACAGGTACCGGAACAGGTACCGGAGCAGGTACCAGTGCAAGTATTACTGCATCCTTCGCAAGTCCATGTGCATGAAGAATAACATCCGCCTTCGCACCAGGTATTGCAGTCGTTCATACAATTCGCTGTGCATGTCGTGTTGCAACCGCCTTTGCATCCACCTGTGCAGTCATCAGCGCATGTCGCAAAGCAACTGTTTCCACATCCACCTGTGCAGTCTGCGCAAGTGTCTGAACAATTCGCTGTGCAGGTCTGAAGGCAATCCGTTTTGCATCCTGCCTCGCAATCATCTGCGCATGTCCGTTGACATCCAGTGCATTCATCCGAACAATTATGATTGCACTGCTTTGTGCATGTTTTGTTACAAGTACCAGAGCAGGTACCTGAGCATATCGTACTGCAATTTCGTGAACAAGAAGTCCCGCATCCGCCGCAGTTGCCAGACGCTGTGGACTTACAGCTCGTTGCACAACTCGTTCCACATCCTTTTGAACACGCCATAGATATCACCTCCTCTCATTATGTAGTCATCGCGCCGGTTGTACATCCGGAACCACAGGTATGTGTGCATCCAGAAAAACAGCCATCTGAACAACCACCGCAGGATGTAGAACAGCCATCTGAACAACTCTTTGCGCAAGTGGTATCGCAACCACCAGTACACCCAGTGCATCCCTGACAGCCAGATGTGCAAGAACCTACACATAACCATCCCTAGAGTCCTCTGCACCCACTATCACTTGCCTGCTTATCTATTTTTGCAAGGGTATCAACAAATTTCTCCGCCTGATCGACGATCACATCTGCTCCACTATGACTCTGTTGCAGGCTGTTATTCTGCAAAAAATCCGCTACATTAAGCAGCGGATCAATAACCTTTTGTATATGTTCATCTGTAATGTCTCCCCCAGTGACCGGAACAGCATTATAATCATAATTTGCAGCAAATTTATTCATTGAAGCGCTTGAACCATGCTCCACACAGCTTCTCCTTGCCATTTCTTTTTTTACTTTTGCCCGCAATTCTACAAGTCTCTCTGCTGATATCATATAGCCACCGCCTACAAACTCGTGATTGCTGTCTGAGCCGGCTGAAGCATGACATAATCAACGGACACCGTTATATTTGCGCTATTTTTCAGCAATCTCGCAGTAATAGTAACCGTATCATTCAATTCAACATTAAGTCCAAACGTCTGATAAACTCCTGCTCTTTCAAACATATTTGCAGTAATAGTTCTGGTTTCCAATATCGCTCCGCCAGACGTTACATTTAATTCGATTAGCCCGCCGTTATTTGAATTTGAGTTCACTTTCACTCTAATCAACAAGCTATAGAGTCCTTTTCTGAGACTATCGATTGCTTTTTGAAACAGTGTCTGTACTGATGCTGTCGACGACGTTTTCCTGATAACGCTGAACTGCGCGCTTGCATCTACGATATTTGCATCCGCCGACAGCTCTGGTCCTCCATAGGTATTGTCAATCGCAAGTGTGTCAATCCGTTCGATCATCTTTGCTACCCGTCGTTCGAGATATATAGTATTAAGCAGTAATGTCCTAAACATAGGATTTACTACATCCGCATGAACCAGATCCTTTGTCTCGATGATTCTCAAAGCTTCATTGAACTCCGGATTCTCCGGGATAACCACGTTCGCCATATATAATCATCTCCTTACTGTAAAACATCATCAATTTCAAATCTCATTGATACATTCGAATCTTTACCTTTTGGAAGAAAATTAGCAATCATGATGATGTCTCCTTCAGAGTCATACAATCCGATCTCACTTATGCTCTTTCCGTTGGCTTCAGATCCATTTAATGTGCAATAATATTCACACTTGTTTTCATTGGTTTTAAGCGTATGTCCATCTACCGCTTTTCGAAGAAATTCATTTTTCAATGTTTCTCCCGGACTAAGAACTGTTGAACCATTCGAGCCGCCACTTCCAAACGCAAATCCTACAATCTTAGGCAGAGTGATCTCTCCGGCTCTGGCTCTCAGGATTTTCGTCCTTCCTACTACTGTTACCTTTCCTTCCATCACAATTCCTCCGTTGTTACTTCTGTATCAAATTTTATCGTTCCATCCCATTTATACTCACCATTCCACTGATTAAGGTTCTTGTAGATCATTACATTCCCAGTCATTCCGACCGGAAGCTTTTCTGTTATCTCGCATTTAACTTCTATTAACGGCACAGAATATCCTTCCATCCAGGTATGCTGCATTCCTATATCTAACGCTGGGAATAGAACTCTTTCCCTCTCACTGCATATTGCGGCTTCAATAACATATCGAGCCTGCATTGACAGATGAGATGGCTTTATTTTGCGGATATATCCCAGCAGAATATCGACGGAATATATCGGATAGTCAGCACCAATAAGCAAATCTACATTGAAGATATACTTCTCAACCTGCTCCGAGACGCTCGCAGAAAGCCCAAATACGGTCTGTATAATGTTTTCAAGTCTATAAGGCGTAATGGACGATCTGGACGTCCTATCGCGCCGATTCACGACTGCTTTTCGGCGATCATCAATGTCTTTTGTTCTGTCGATAGGTATTCCATACATAAGCTCGTGAAAATACATTCCCCATGCAGCTGTTTCCGGAAATGCCTGCTTCTGCGCTTCGCTAATCCTCCTGCTTGCAGTCTCCAGTTCCAGTCCAATAACCTCGTATATCCATTTTCCGACATACGATTTATCGTACCAGCCTCTTGTCACATACGTCAGGAGCCTCTGAGCAACCTCATTCGTAGGAAAATGTTCCAGATCAACATTGTCTATATGCATCTCTATCCCTCCGTAAAATTAAGCTCCGTCGCAGTTGTGATCGGATAATAGTCTGCCGCAACCGATATATTGTTCGTATTTTCATTTATACGAAAATCTGAGAAATCAATTACTCCGGCTGTGTTAGACAACAATGCAGATGCAACCGTATACCGGATTTCTTCACTGTCCTTAGCTTCCCTGTAGTAGGTCTTTAATGCTGTCAGGAATGCTTCCTTTACATTATCGATACTGTAATTGCTTTCCAGTTCAAGCACTGCACTGTAGGATATGGTCATATCCTTCACTGTAGATATCGTCACGGATGCTCCAATTGGAGCCAGACGCTTCATTCTGTCCTTCGGAGATACAATATAGTCTTCAACCGCCTGCAATGTTTCTTCTCCGACTGCACTTCCGTCCGGATCCGCAACAACAACCTTAACAGTTCCAGGCCCTTTCCATTCAGCTTCCACGACAGCAGAACCAACACCGGACACCTCTTTCGCCCAACGGACATAATCTGCGTCACATCCTACAAAGGAAACCTCTGCGGAGCGAAGCTTTTCAAGGATTCTTTCTCGGTATGTGTCGTCGTCCTCTTCGTCTGTGCCACCCCTGATAGGATTCTCATTCGTCACAGAAGTAACATTCTTGTTTGGCTGTTTCTGCAATGTCACAGTATTTCTTGTCACATTATAAGAAGCTCCTGCGAGAACAGACGCAACAGCTATGTCAACCGTTCCCTGTTCTGGGATAGTTACCTCCTCAGTCGTCGCAAATTCAACAGATGTCGAATCTGTTGTACCTTCGGTACAAAATACCGTCCCTTCCTCGATAATCGTTCCAGCGGTGCCTACGACGGTCACATGACCGGATGCTCTGCTCGCCTGCTTTCGTGTAACCTTTGCAGATACTCCATGCAGATCAAGCCATTCACCCCAGGCCCACATTGGAAACATAAGCATCAATGTTCGGGTAAGGTTGTACTGTATCAGTCTGGAGATCTCGATTGCAGTCGGCATGGTAAAATCATACGGAAAGTCTGCCGGCATATCAGATATATCAACTGGCAGATTATTCATCATCCGGGACTGGATTGTATCAGGATCGCTGTTATCTATAAATTCTGGAGTTACAAATTCTTCTGCCAAATTCTCATCTCCTTTTCAATGTTACTTCTAAATCGAATTTTTCCCAGTGTATTGCGTACACTGTAAATTTCACATGGACCACAGATGGTTCCCATTCAAATTCAAAATCCTCTACGGATTCAGTCCTTGGATTTACCATCAGAGCCTCTTCTATGGTACGTTCAATCGCCAGTTCCACAGCTGTATCATCTTCTTCCTTCATGGCATCTTCCATCTCTGCACCGATATCATCATCGTATCCGAGACAGCTATACCTTTCTGTAGCAACTGCCTTTACGCACCATGTCTTATATGCTTCGAGCCCTTCGCTTTTAAGCATGCAAAAAGGAGATTCGCAAACGAAATCTCCTTTCTCTAAGTCCCATGCCACAGATGGCTTGTACTCTGCGTCATATTCTTCATTTTCTTCCTCATATTCCGGTATATCCACCACCGGATATAAGTTGTTTTCTGACATATATGTCCTCCTATACAGGTCTGGTTATTATATCAATCACAACAGCGGTATCCTGCACCCAAGCGATCAACACTCTATCTCCTGCCTGTAACTGCCGCATTGATTCCGGAAGATATGCTTTCCCAGAATGCTCAGTCTGCACATCGCAGAATGCATCTCCCGTCTTTCCAAGGGTAAGCTGTCTGCACACCCTGTAATCCTCCTTTGGAATCGCAATCGGAAAAGTGTTCGAGAGTAGGCTACCATCTGCCTGAATTTCTGCAAAATCAAGGCATAGGGGTTTATCTGCGTGCTGTTTCATTCTACTATCAAGAGCTGCTGCCAGTCTCGACACTCCATCATTACTATCAAATGCCATCCTCTACCTCCCGTTAATCGAATGTTCCTTCATCTACCCATCCACATAGGTGTGTTTCGCTCCAATCAAGACCTTCCAGACACCAAGGATGTGCGCTGCCCGGATTACTATGCGTGATCTTTGCTTTTCCTGCTGCAACTTGGTAGCCAGATGACGCATCCGAAGAAACATAATGTGTACCGCCATGGAAATTGACTGTATCGCCAACACTAAAATTTCCAGTCTTTTTCTTGTTTCCAGAACTGGAAGAAGATGAAGATTTCAGCTTTGTTTTCTTTAGGCTTATTGTCATTTCCATCTTATCGCAGTCATGAGTTATTGCTTTTACCCAGTAATAACCGGATCCCGTCGACATTTTTATATGAACAATGTCGCCTTTCCGGATAACTGGCATATCAACTGTAACCACCTTGATTTCCTCTTTCGGTTTTCCATCATCTTCAAGAGTCTCTTTTGCTGTCTTTTTTGCTTCATCCAAGCTATCGTCTTTGGCTCTTGTAATGATCTTCTGCCGGATACCGTATTTCGTCTGTCCATCAACTGTAGCTTCTACTGGTCTGCGCTTATCATCATCTGCCTCTCCAAGAATTTTCACCCTCGTGACCATTCCCGAAGTGCTTATTTTATGAGAAACGCTTATCATGTTCTCGGTCTCACCGAAATGATAGATATTGCTGTTACTGCCAATTCCCAGAATCTGCGCCTTGCCCTTTACGGAACGAATAACGGAATATCCGCCGCCTTTCTTTTTCGCCTCATCCAAGATGTCCTTAACCAGTGTGCCAAGTTTCTTTTTATCTTCCTTTATCACGCCATGAGTTACGTTTGGACCGGTGTATTTGTTTATTGTTATACCCCACTTTTCGAAAAAATCCTGTATAACCTGCTTTGTCCGGGCACCACTTGAATAATATACGCAGTCCTCGGACTCCTGCAGATCATACAGGTTATCATAAGCTTTCAGCTGTAGCGGCTGGCTGCTCAATTTAGCAGATGGATTCCACTCTACAATCCGGCCACGCATGGCTTCATGTGCAGTTCCTGTCTTGTATCGGTAATACAGGTACAGATAACATCCAGGTTTCGTCAAGCTGGAGAGTCTGCCCTTTGTGGTCTTATCGTTCTTCACCGTACACGACAGCTTCGCCGCAAGCTCATTTTCCAGTTCTTCCCAGCCCAGATCTTCAACAAAATTTGTTATGTCGTATTTCTTCTTTTTCTCGGTCACAAGTACCAGATAATAAGAATATTTAAGTGGGTCAACCATCTAACCTCCTTTACGGTATCGTAAGGATAGTTCCAGGGAATATCCAATCCCCTTGGTCGCTATCCTTATGCCCGTATTTTTTCGCAGCCTTTTCTATCGCTGTCTTATTTGCATCATAAATCTTTTTCCAATCTGCTCCTGATCCGTAAAATTTCTTTGCGATATTCCACAGGCAGTCACCAGATTTAATGGTGTATGTCTGTTTTTTCTTATCTGTTGAACTCTTTTTCAGGTTCGTTCGGGTTGTCGTCTTCTTTTTCTTCTTATCAATGCCAAGGTCCTTTGTGGTCTGGATTTTAAGCGGACGATAACGATAAAAGGAAATGCTATAAGAGTAATCTCCTTTCCCGCCAAATTTCTTATATTCAAAGCTATTAATCGTCACATCAACATTGATGCCGCCGCCGGCAGAAATGATAAGGTTCAGAACCGTTCCCTTATCTCGCCAGTTTTCCAGCTTCTTTATAACAGATTTCGGATCCAGCCACTTCGTATGTATAGTGGACATCTTTTTTCTGGCTCTTCCCCAGAGGTATCCATCCCATTCATATGTTCTTATATCAGGTCCGGTTGGAAATGCAAACACGCCCTGTTTTATAATGTCGTATTTCTGATATTTTGCATTTCCTTTGACCCTTATCTCTTTGTCTGGAAGAGAAGGAAAACGAAGGCTGGATTTCTTATTAGCTGCTTCTTTTACAGTTACTTCCATGTTTCCCCTCCTTCCTAAGTTGGCATATTTGCATATGATTCAAGTAATCTTGTTGCCAGTTCACCAGACATCTCATTAATCAGCTCTTTCAGTTTTTCCTTGATGGTATTGACAGTATCATTTCCGCTATTTCCGTTGATATTGAACACAGGGTTCATGTTAATCACAACCTGCCCCTTGTCTCCGCTACCAGAAGAATCTCCAGAAGTCGAGTCTGAGGAACCGCCTGACAACGGAACATCACCAATCATGCCGCCGTCTGCATATTCTTTTACTCCAAGCGCACGTCCTGCCTGCAACCACAAATCCATACCTCTATCACGGCGTTTTGAACCAAGAGGAATAATCGCCTCTGGACCATCTTCACCTACCCAGGACAACAGTGGACCGGTAACAATGCTTCCTTCTGCATTGCCTGCAATAGATGCCGTTACAGAAGAACCGCTTCCGGAGGTTGTAATTCCGGCAGATGGATTTGTGATATGCCAGTCAAGAGTTACATTAACAGTGCATGATGCCGCTATCGGATTTGAAAATGTAGACTGTACTTCAGACGCCACTTCAGAATATACTTCTGCTGCATTGTTCGTTTGATCGAGCGTTACATCGGTATGGCCATCTGCCGGCATAGATTCTGAAAATGTAGATTCCACTTCCGACTGTGCCTGTTCCTTGGCACCAGACGCATCTGTAGTTGCTTCAGTGATATTAACATTTGCAGACGTATCTGTTTCCACGGGCTCTGTTTCTGTCTGCGCCTCAGTAGCACTCTGTATGCCAGATGTATCAACCTGTACCAATTCCTGTGGAATTGTTACTGTTGCTCCTGCCTGTATTTCAATGCCATTGGCTGCAAGTGTCCCGGATTCCATGCCAAGAGCCGACTCGATCTGAGCCGCCGCTACATCAGAATCCACTTCAACATTTGCCAGATCAACCTTCACTCCTTCTGCTGTAACGGACATTTCTGCCCCTTCGGCATCCAGAGCCGACATTGCCTGCTCGATAGCAGCCTGCGCCTTATCTCCGTCCATTTCAGCTTTTATTGTATCCATCGAAATTGTAAGTTCCTGATCTGGGTGAATAATGTATGGACTTTCGATACCGTTTTGTTCTGCAATCGTCTGCCAGTCAATTCCAAGAGCATTACCAATTTCCCAAAGGCAATCCCCCTGCTCAACTTTAATCTTTACATTGTCAGCAGTAACCTCTTCAGTAGTTGCAAGATCTCCCAGTTTTTCATTCAGCGCCGATACCCAGGAATCTTTGTCAATATCCACATCTCCATCGACAGCAGCTCTCAGCCCTTCAAGTGTTATCTCATCTGGCGTCGTTTCTGCCGTCGCCCTGTCAATGGCAGTTTTGAGTTCCTCCGGCAACTGCTCTCGTACACTTTCGTACATTGGATTGTTCGGATCCGTCAAAACGCTCTTCATTTCTTCGCTTCCAGATTCAAGAATCTGGAATGCGTAATTCTGCCAAGCCGCATCAACGTCACCTGCCGCCGCACCGACTTCGATTGCTTCCTTATATCCTTCCATAAGGCTCTTCGGTACTGCCTGCCCTGCTTCTCTGTACTGGTCAATCAGGCTTCCCATCTGACTAACATCCGGAGCCATCGACTGATACAATTCGTTTAGTGCTCTCTGATCGGCATCTGCACCAATTCCCAGGAAGCCTTTTCCATTATCCATAGACGTAAACATGTTATCAAAGGTACTTGCAATCGTACCATAGCTTCCGCTCTGCAAACTGGTCTCTGCACTTTTCAAGGCGTTCTGCGCAGTTTCTGTAAGCGTCTGGATGTTTCCGGTAATCTTCTCGCCGTATGTGTCATTCAGAGTGTTGCTTCCAAGCTCAAGACTCTTCGACAATTCGGAACCTTCTTGGCCTCTTACATACCATCCAGTCTGCTCTTTGTAGCTCTCATACTGTTCAGGAGTAATTCTTCCATAGTCCTTCATTGCCTCCAATTCCGAATACCACTGAGTCGTATCTGCTTTAATGCTTTCCATTGCAGTCTCACGCTGGCTTCGCATTTCATCCATCAAGTCTGTAAATGAACCGCTTTCCAGATCAGCTGCACTTAAATGACCGTATTTCTGGTTTATCCAGTCCCACTGAGCCTGTGCCTCTGCTTCTTTCCAGCGAGCAGTTATGCTGTTCATCTTCTCCTGCAAAGCGCTAATAGCTTCTTCTTCATTCACATCAATGATGCCGTCTTTCAGGGCTTCTGAGACCTTTTGCGACAGCTGGCTAGATAAATCGGATAATTCCAAATTGTCCGCTCTGGCCCATTCCTTGATGTTCTGGGCTAATGTCTGACCGTCTTCTGTACCTGCGAGGTATGTTTGAACGTGAATATGAGCCGCAAATGTACGACTCTCCAGTTCAGATATCTTGCTTTCAACAAAAGTATTAATATTATCCGTATATTCCTGTTGTTCATCAGCTGTCAAAGTGATTCCAACTCTGCTCTTGAATTCAAGGACATCGTTCGATTCCAAAGCTTTTTGCGCCTCCGCTCGCAGATTATCGGCATTCTGTACTTCATTCAATGCCAGTTCCACGTTTGTGAGGTATTTCTGGTTCAGTATTCCTGCCGCCGCATCTTTAACTTCATCTGCAGATAATTTAATCTTCCCAAAATGCTCCTCCAAACTATTCTCAAGCTGAGTCTGGTTATACTTGTCGATTGCAAGTTTGATTCCTATAATCGCAGCTGTAATTCCCGCTGCCGCAAGTCCAACTTTCGCTCCTACAGGAATCATGGAACTCAGATTACCTACAAAGTCCATCACATCATTTGCATTTCCAGCTGCTTCTGTAATGTTACCAATAGCATCTCCGATAGGTGACAGGGTTTCCACTATGCTTTTCCCTTTTTGAGCAACCGTAGCTGCTCCTTTTGCGAGAATCCCTGCACTTAACCACGATGTTAGTCCTGCTTTTTCACCTCCCGGAAGAATAGCCGCTGCACTCGAAAATAATGTGCCAAGCCCACTGGATATTAATTGCGCACCATCTCCAGAAGCCCAATTCCCGAACGGCTTTGCGATTATTGAATCCCATGCTATGTCGATCTTTCCAAACAGATCCGCATTCTTCCATTCATCAGAACCGGTCATGTCAGTGATCTTGCGTTTTACGCCTGCAATCTTATCATCTACCACATCCATAACCGCATTGATTCCATCCGTTATCTCAGGCATCATATCGGTAATTCCACCTGCAATTCCTCTTAAATACGGAGACAACCGTTTTCCAAAGGCATTCTCCGTACCTTCGATAGCACTCTGCATCAGTGTGAACGAACCTTTCAGGTTATCCAGCATCGTGTCAGCCATTCCCTCTGCCGCATCTTTTGAATTGCCAATTGCTGTGCTCAGCTTGTTGTAATCCTCTTCACTGGCGTTGATGATTGCTAACATGCCGGCCATGGCCTCTTTTCCGAAAATGGTTGAAGCTGCTGCTGTCTGCTCAGTCTCAGAAAGTCCACCCAAGCTTCCTCGAAGATTATCTATTACTCCTCGAAGGGATTTCATGTTTCCCTCAGAATCTGTAAGGCTGATTCCGTATTTATCCATAGCTGCTGCCATGCTGTCTGTAGGTGCCGCCATATTTGCCAAAGATGTTTTAAGTGCGGTACCGGCCATGCTACCTTTAATACTTGCATTTGCCATTAAACCAAGCGCAAGAGATGTATCTTCAACGCTGTAATTCATAGCGCCAGCAACAGGAGCGACATATTTAAACGATTCTCCAAGCATTGACACATTTGTGTTGGCATTGGCACTCGCCTGAGCAAGAACATCAGCAAAATGCCCTGCATCACCCGCCTGTAATCCGAAAGCTGTCAGTGCATCCGTTACAATATCACTTGTTGTTCCAAGGTCTTCTCCGGATGCTGCTGCAAGGCTCATAATGCCGGATATACCATCGATCATTTGCTGTGGCTTCCATCCTGCCATAGCCATGTAATTAAACGCCTCTGCGCTCTCTGTGGCCGTAAACTTGGTGGTCGCTCCCATCTCCTGTGCTTTTGCAGTCAGATCATCGAATGCCTGCCCTGTTGCACCAGAGATAGCCTTGACTTGTGACATCATGCTTTCAAAGTCTTGGAAGGAGTTAACCGATTCTGCCACACCAAAGCTGGCACCGATCAATGATGCTCCCTGCACAACCGGATTCTTTGCTATACTCGCAAGTTTGGATATTGGGGCGGTCGCCGCATCTATGACACCGATAGTAGCATTAAACACGCTTCCTCCCCATGATTCTGCTGCATCCTGAGCAGCCCGGATAACCGGCGTAGCTTCATCAGAAGCACCAATCTCAGCATCCCCGCTCATTCCATCGAAATTCTCCACCGCATCAGAAGCGGCGGATACTACCGGGGTGGCGCTATCGTCTGCTCCTATTTCTGCATCTCCCGATTGTCCATCAAAATTTTCTACAGCATTTGATGCGGAATTGACAATCTGTGTAGCTGAATCGTCAGCTGAAACTTCTACCTGTGCTGTTTCTCCGTCGATCTGTTCTGTTGCATTTTCAACAGCAGAAAGAACCGGGGTGGCATTGTCGTCTGCTCCAATTTCTATCTCAGCTGCTACGCCTGATCTACGCTGGAATCGTTGCGCCGCCCTGTCTGCCCTCTCAAACGCCCTTTCCATTGCAGTGAGATTCCTGGTCACACTCGACGTTCCAGAACCGGTATTATCGACCACATTAACAGGAATCTCTATCCTTATCGTTTCTGCCAAGCATCTCACCTCTTTTCATTTTTCTTGATATTTTCTTCAATCCATACCTCCGTAGAGGCAAAAAGAAAGGCTCTGACCCCTGCTGGCAAGGCCATTACCTCATCCGGCCGGATGCCCTGCCTTTGGAATATCCAGTGCAACAGGGCTGATTTGTAGCCGGACCTTATAAGTTTTTTGCTGTTTCAACCTTTGCTTCTTCTGTATCGTAGCCTGAAAGCTCGTCCAGAACAGTTAATACGTTCTCTTTTTCTCCCGGAAGCAGCACCGCATCAATGACATCCAGAGCATTAATAATGTGTTTTCCTCTCCGTCTTAATGCTTCCTGAACCTGTTTGTTATCCCACAGTTTTTCCTGATCCTCTGCAATTGTCGCATTGTAAATCATAGAACTGCGGAGTTTCGCATTGTCTACTCCTTCAGCTACCTTTGTGCCAGTTCTCTTATTCTTTACATACTTGGTGTACTTTTTACGGATTTCATACAGAGTCTCATCCGGAAGCGAATGAATTGAAAAAGCAAAGTAAGTCTTTCCATTACGGACAATCTCGATCTTCTTTGTTTCGTCTTCTGCATCTTCTGCTGCATTCAAAAGACCCGCCAGATAATCCACTTCATTTGCCGCCATATCAGCTTTTAATGCTTCATCTGCCTCAGCTTCTGTCATATCAATTTCAGTTGTTTTCAGTTCTTCATTTTCGATATTTGCAGTTCTTGCCATGTATTATTTTCCTCCGTTTATAAAATAAGGGCGGCCAGTTTTAGCCACCCTTGTGTTGATCAGATATCAAATTGTCAGTGATGAACGGGGTTCTACTTCCCCGTTGCAGTGCAGATTATAAGATCTTGATAATGTATCTCCTGTACTTACATTCTGCAGATCCTGGTCACCGCTAAAGATACATTCACGATATGTAATGCGTTCCTGGGAGCCATTACGCCCTTCAATAGCTCCATCTAAAGTCATAACCGGGCTTTCTCCTTTATTTACCGCACTAACAACATTGTTGAATAATTCGCCATCCAGAACAACGATCTCCGAAATTGTAATCGCGACTCCAATAGTATTGTTTGTTTCCAGTTCTCTGTTCTGTCCTAATGGCTGATATTTGGTATTATTAAAAGATGTTTTCGACTGAAAACTGCTTACCTGCGCAAACGGAACCCCATCTGCATTGTAAAGCATGGCATCTTTACCTGAACGACTATGTCTCGCGTCTGTTGCAGCACTTGTATTTAACATTCACCTTTCCTCCTTTACTCTGCATTGGTACTGAATCTAAACTTATAGAATGAGTAAATATGTTCCGCAGAATCCTTATCAATGATATCAAGGTCAAAATAACAGTTATCTGCGTCTGCAATATAAGTCGTGCTCTCAGTTACTGTTCCTGCTGTTAATTTTTTTTCTTTGATCATGGCATTGATAATTCCCTGAATTTTTCCAATAATAGTGGCTTTTCCATTTTTATCAGGATCGACTTTTCCAACTAAAGCGTCGGACTGGGCATTTGCTCTGTACAATAACTCATATCTTGTTCTTACACGGCGGATTTTCTTCCAACCTTTATCTTTGTTATCCGGAAGATTAATCAGTGTATTGATTCCAGCATCAATCCATACCTCATCTTCTGTAGACTTACTAAGAACCAAGCATCCCTTCAGTTCCGCTTTTATAATCTGAGTATTTGTAAGCGGTTCTACAAGATCTACATATCGAGTAATCACCATATGAGTCACTGCCTGATTTGCAGGAGTTGCTGCAATAAGTCCAGCAATCAAGCCGGCAGTCTGATATCCATCCAGAGTTCCCTCATTGATAAAGACTTTTGGATTGAGAACATAAACTATATTCTCACCATCAAATCCTGCTGCCGCATTCATTCTTTCGTCTAAATCTTTGTTATCTTTCTCTGCAACAACTCCAATCCCAAACTGACTGGTTTCATAAATTCTGTCCAGAAATGCCTGTAACAGCGCATGTACTGCTGTATCTTCTGTATCAACACAAATTGTATTGAAGAAATATTTTTCTGCCTGTGAAAAAGCAGCTGAATAATTGGCAGTTGCTACTGTAGGATTCTTTCCTCCTGTAAACGCTGTCTGATTCACATTAGTCATGATTCCTTTTGCAGATTCTTCAAGATTAGCCGTGAAATTCTTTGAATTTGCAAAAGCACTTACAAGACTTGCAGCTTCATTATCGCCTGCTGAAAAATATACTTTTTCAAATTCAGTAGTTCCTGTATAGATAATGCATTCTTTCCTGTCTTTGTCAGTTAAGCGGTTTCTAATAGTTACAGAAAATGGCATCTCTCCTGGATGTTTTGCTGTGATCTTAACTTTTCCAGTTGCAGCTGCAAGACTTACGCTCGCCACAGCTCCGCCCGTTCCATTAAGGCGACAGCAAATAACTTTCTTTGCACCACCATACAGAACTTCACGAATCAGGTCAGTCGTTAATCCATCTCCGTAGATTGTTGTGTAATCGTCTCCTCTCTCTAAGACTGTTACTTTATCTACTGGTCCAAACGTTGCTTTAAACACAGCTACAACAACTCCGTCAATTGCCCCGAAAGAATCATCGTCACCATTCTTATCTACGTTGAAATAACTTCCTGGTCGAACTTTTGTACCTACTTCAGGAATCTGGAAATATTCCGCCATTATTTGACCTCCTTCTTCATAAATTCTTCGACAAGCTTCTCAGCTTCTGAAACAGTCATGCTTTTCTTTTTTGACAGTTTCAGTGCCACCATCGCGCAATCAGGGCAAGAAAAAAGCTGATCGCGTGCGGCAATCAGCTCATCTACCCCATATTCCGTTTCTTTCTCTGCCGGAAGAACTTCTTTTGTTTCTTCCGGAGCATTTGTTTTCTTTGTTTCTGCCATTGCTTCTCCTTTCAATTTGTGAATTCCATGCCTATTCTTGCAATATTATGTTTTTTCACACTGCATCTGAGACATCCATATTTACCAGTTATAGTCAGCTGTCCCTCTCTGAGGTAATCTGACTTATTATTCAGTTCTAATCCCTGAATAGTCATAGGGGAATCATCCAGCATGATTATCTCCTCATCTATGGCTACCTTCTGATTGATAGATGCAAGTGTCTTTAACCTTGTGCCAGCTCCCGGATAAATCAAATGTACAGCAATCTTCCCTACAAACCATGAAATCGTATTCATACAATGCCCTGTCGTATGCTGTATATTTGCCAATCTGCAATAGAACACGGGAGTTCTTGATGTTTCGACAAAATCTCCAACATTGTCTATGCCAAGCACTGTTGTCTCTGGAAATATCTTTTTGATATACGCAGCTACCGCAAGAACCGGATCAGGATCCGTGCTGAACTGTTCGGGGTATTCGAGGATGTCAAATGCCATTTCTTTGCACCACACCTCTTTTCCCTCAATCGCATACGATTCTGTGCGCGCCCACGCCACGCAAAACGGTGCTTCTCCTGCCGGCTTCATCAGGACGTCCTGAAGACAGTGCTTCACAGCTGTTTCAATATCTTCAATTATCGTACTGGTTTTATCCGTATACATTGCAACATACAAGGTTCCCGCCGATGATCGTTCCTGATTGACCTGCATATCGATACGGTAGCATATCCTCGGATACTGCGTGGCTCCTTCCCATCCTTCCTGCTGGTCTGCCGGAAACTCAGAATCAAATATTGCAGGTGCTCCGGCATATGTAGCAAGCATTGTCTGCAAATTTTCGTCTGCAGAGAGACGTTTAAAAATCAGTTCGCTAAGATTCATCCGCAGCCTCCTTGTATTCCTGAACAGTACGAAGACCATCGCCCGAATATCTTATTTCCCACTCATTTTTATAAACTTCTGAAACTGGTATAAAAAAATGATTTTGGGTATTTGTCAGAGAATTCGGATACATTACTGTAATCTGTTCCGCAGAAGCGCGATAAACAATACCTGAGATTCCCTCTTTCCATGTTTTATGTTTTGCAAAGACGAGAGTTCCTCTTCGCATTTCCTCCGCATTAAATTCTGCTCGTTCAATGTGATCAATAAGCATATCAACCTCCGATTTCTGCAAATATAGCCATAACATTCGGTAATGCCGTCTGCTGTATTTTGTCAACAAAAGGACGGGCCGCCATCTTTCTGGTACCATGTTCCAGATAGCCAGCATATCCCATACCTGAAGTAATGCATACCGCACCGCCGCTCATATGCCAGTTATTTTTTAAATGTCCGCTCCGAACACCCGGTGGACTGCCCGGAGCTGACGGGCTTGGATTTGCCAGTACAGATAATGCAGCATTTCTAAGGGCATTTGAAGCCCTTGGATATCTTGCGATCACCTGCTGCTCTATCCGTTCCTTGTCTGTTTGAACTTGAACTTTTACTGCTTCTGCTGCTTCGGCAGGCGTCATTTCAGATCATTCCTTTCTTCAAGATATATTAAGCCAGTTGCTCCAAGGTTTCCGGGATCCTCACACAAGAGAACGAGGAAGGTTCTTCCTGCGGTAGTTAGATAGTCTCCCTGCTTTACATTTGCAGAATCTCGGATAACAAGAGTGTGGGTTAAGGAATGCTGTTCCTGATCCCACCTGTGTTTCATTCGGTCAGATTCATGTGTAGATGCTTCAGCAAGTATTCCTGATATCTCGCCTTTCGCTTCAAAATCTGACACAGGATGTCCGAGTATGTTGCGAATGCTCTTTCGTCTTACCACAAAATCTGTCCATAAATTTCCCGGTCTTAGATACATCAAGCCAAATGGACTAATCATATATCTACACCATCACTTTCTTCATGGCTCATCATTCCGTTGTAGAAATATGGCACTGGCTGTTTGCTTGTATCTCCGGCATTCATCAGAATAGCCGATGGGGATACAGAAGCAAGTTTCAGGTCTTTCTTCAGCTTCTCATATTCTTCCTGCCACAATTTAGCCCTATCACCAAATTTGAATGAGGTAGGGCCAACTGTTGTATCAGGTTCAAAAGAAAACCTGCGAAATATACTTTCAAGGCACTTTAATTTTGCCCGTTTCCAATCTTTCGCAGACTGAACATCATCACACAAAACGATGTATTCCTCGTCTGACAATGCACAAGTTCTCTCTTTTCCATCTACCATCACATCTCCAAGTTCAAACCTCATTCGATCTTTCCCATACGATGTGATCATGGCAGGTTCATATGTATAAGTTCCTGCCATCAGGCATCACCTTTACTTTCTTCCTGTTCAATGAGATTTTTGGCTTTTGACTCTGCTGCTTTTTTTACGGTTGCTCTGGAGTCAAGAGCATTGATGATAATAAGCGTTGTATCGTCCTCAATATTCCCTCTAATATGAGCTACAGCAGCATCTGCACTCATCTGCATAGTTTTTACTGCATCCTGCATCTGAGGCTCTGTAACGTCCAAATCAATCGTCTCGTGACCTTTGACAATTGGAATAGAAAAGCTTACCTCTCCTACCATAGCAACACATTCTTCAAGATTATCCTCCGGAACAGCGTCATGAATCACTGATAACAGCCCCATCTTTACTAAACTGGCGTAATCAACCACTTCTTCAACCGGGACTTCTTCACCGATGAAATATTTCTTTCCATTCAGATTGCATGGCTTGTTTGCAACAAGTTTCATAGGTTCCTCCTTAAACTGCAGCTTTATAAAATCTTGCAAGATCGTCAGATGTCTTCTTCATATCTGTCGCCATAAGACCTTCAATGTACTCAGTATGTGTGCCATTCTCTCCAAGATAGTTCAGGATCGGAAGCATCTGTCCATTGCCGAGCATATCCCATGTGAAGATATAACCTGCAGACGGTTCATCGATACTCGGTGCGTTAGTTGCATAAGCCAGTAGAAATGCGTTCGGATCTCCGATATACTGCATTTCTTCATCTGCGCCCATGCTTGCACTGTTCATAATGGATTTAAGCACTACAATCTTTTCAACTCCAAACAACTGCGCAAGCACATTCTCTGTTACAGATGCCGGATTTGCGGTGCTTCCACCGTATTTAACCCTTTCGAGGATGCCCGGATGTACTTTCAGAGCATTAAATACATTAATACCAAGACCAAGACGATTCGGCATGCGACCTGTCTGCTGGTTCATGTCGGTCTTCTCTTTGTCGATAAATGCAATAGGGTCAGAATTTGCATTGCTGAACTTAATGAACTGGTTTGTGCTTGGAGTGGTGTTATCAACACCCTCAAGTTCGTTCTTCCATGCTCCTTCTTTGAAATAGCTCGCTGCAAACAAACGGTCCTGGTGGATGTTAGCCTGTTCTGCAATTGTTCTAGTGCGCTGCTGTTTAGGCTGAATGATAGATGGACCCTGACGTCTGGAAAGGTCGGTCTGGCGAATCTGGTCGATACCCATAATCATCTGATCTACTTTGCAGACATAGTTGTCAGTGCTTTCGCCAATTGTTGTCGGGTCAACTTTGCCATATGCCGGTTTTCTCTGCCAGTTATCTCTCAGGAGATCTTCTCTGCTAAAAATGTAGTAATTGTCAGAAGAAAGACCTACCGGACAGGTTGGAAAAAGAGCTTTTGCGAAATAATTGCTGGCATTCTGGTAATAAGCCAGTGCCATGTTAGTAAGTGCTGTGTGGGGTCTGAACACGCCTTTTGCGATTTCAGCCTTAATTCCCGCTGTTGTATTTCTCATGTTTACATTCCTCCTTTACGCTTTTGCTTTCTGATATTTTGCAATCTGGATTCTGCTGTATCCTCCGGCAGACACAGAATTGAGGGCAACACCAATCACGTACTCTCCCGCTTTAGCTACTGCTGCCTTTCCACCTGTGGTGGCTGTGACTTCCTGTCCTTTTTTGATTTCCGCAGACGCAATTGCATAGCCAATGTCCTTGATCTGGATTTCAAGATCATCACCTTTCTTTACTTTTCCTGATTCAGCACCAGAAATATCGTTGTAGCCACCTTCGATAATAGATAAGCCGAGCAGGGGTGCTGTTCCGTTTGCGGCGATCACTACATTTCCATCTTCATCATATTTCAGAATAAGATTGCGGACATCTGCAATATCAGCTCCTGCCTTTTCTGCGATAGTCACAGACTGGTTGATCATTGTTCCGTTAAAGTTTGTACCCATCTTTCTTCACTCCTTTCTCAATAGCCCGCTTCTGCTTCATATTCATCCAAGAGTTCTGGATGATCCTCCCACGCTTTTGCAAGAGCTGCATTATATGTCAGAGCAGAGTCTTTTTCCATATATCCCTTTGCAATAGTATCGATCTTACTTTCTGCTGCAGACTTCTTAATAGATGCTACAGGATTGCCTGAGAAGGACTTCCCAATTTCGCTAAATACGCCAGACTTCTCAACCATATCAACGCTTCTGTCCAGAACGCTAATCATATCATTGTATGCGGTTCCGCCTGCATCCTTTAAAGACTTCAGAGTTTTCACTAATTCTTCCGGCTTTTCTCCGACAATCTCATATTTCTTTGCGACATCAAGAAGCTCTCTTTCTTCTGCTTCTGCCGCTCTCTTTTCCAGAGCCTCTAATCTTGCTCTTACAGCAGGATGTAATCCTTTGTAGATATCATCTCCGGTGTCTGCACTTGTCTCTGTTGTAGGTGCTGCTGGTGGCGGTGTTACTGACTTCTGAGTTTTCGTAACTTCGGAATCATCTACAATATCCGGATCCTCCGCTTTAGGTGCACTCTTTCCAACCGGTTCTTCTGTCTGTTCTTCTGTTTCTACTGCATATTTTTTGATAAGTTCATCATACGCAGTTCTTTCTTCTGCGGTCATTTTAGACTTGTTGATTTTAAGCATGTCTTCCAATTCCCCTTTCTCATTATCTTCGTTTGATTTTTCAATAATATCTGTCAGATTCTTATGTGCTTTCATAACCATCTGAAGATCTGTTTCATCTGGTGTAGCCAGATTCTTTCTGATATTCGTCGCTGTGCCAGAAGCCCAGTTCGGGATATATCCTTTCATAGCTTCTGCAAACTGTTCTGTGCTTGTTTCCATTGCGGCCTGCTTCGCAGAACTGTCCATTTCTGCATCGCACAGAATAGAGTTCAGTGAATTCTGCAGTGCATAGCAAGTAGACCAGATTTCATCCCTGATTGCATCCATGCTGACAGCGTTGATCTGTTCATTGAATGTTGTTGCTGATTTTGTAATCTCTGAGTCTGACTTACTCAATTCACCCGTAATCCAGTTCACAAATCGTTTGAAAAGACCTACCTCTGGATTTGAAATTTCTTCCCCATCCTTGCTTTTCTTTATCTTAATATTTGCCATCTGGTTAGCTCCCTGGTCCACAAAATCAACTTTCTTTATATGCAGACCTTCAAGTTTTGTCGCCAAGTCATTCCCTCCTTTCGCTTTATTTATCAAAAAAGCACCGTTTCCGGTGCCTATTGATCAGATTCTTCATCTTCCACTTCTACTCTCTTTGCTTCTCCCTCTATGGAAAACATAGAGTATGTTCCATCTTTAACCTTTTCCCATACATCGGCATCTGTTACCTGAAAACCAATCCACCATCCCGTTGGAAGTGTTCCCTCTGGAATACCCATAGCTTCCATCTTTTCTTTTGTAAATACTGCACTTTCAATCAGTCTGGCAACGCCGCCTCTTATATGCATCTCTCCACCTTCCCGGTAAAGATCAACAAATTTGTATGCCGCCTGTTCCAGTTCCTCTGGTTCGATGATGTCATGCTGCAGGTCTTCCAGCACTTCTCCATCTGCGGTAATCGAAATATTGGCCCATCCGAACGCCTGCATTTTTTCATCATCGGATTTCTTGATCTGAAATTTTCTTTTTTCAACCGGTATGTCTTTCGATTCCGGTTCATCTCTTATCTTCATGATTTCATTAAACGATTTCATATGTTGCCTCCACATATTTGACCGCGCATTTGCACCGAGGATGCAATGGCGGCAATAATACTGTTACATTCCTTCTTCCTGACTGTGTCTCAAAACTATCATCCATACTAATCTGTACGCCCTCAAGAGCCTGGCACTCTTTGCACACTCTCTCATCAAGAGCAGTTGACCATTCTTTCTTCATTTCCGGCATCAAATCATGCCGGATGGCTTCTCTGATGAAAGCATCTGCTCCCGCATTGTATGCCTGTGCAATCTCTGTCCTGGCGATTGTTTCAGCCCTATATCTCTGTTGTCGCTCAGCATACTTCGCAGCCGCTGTCCTGGCCTTTCTCTCAATAGATTCTTCTTTCATGCGTGGATGATCTGCTCTCAACTGAGTCTTCACACTGTTATAATGCCTCAGATTCGCTGCTGCCTGCCTCTCCGTCAAGCCAACCGTTGGCCGGATATATCGAGCAGTTTCATCGCTACCCATACCTAATGACTGGGCTTCTGCAATCAAATAGCGGACCGCATTCACCTGATCACTACAGACATTCGTAATCAAGTTACCTGTTCGATTTATAATCCAATCTCTCACATAGATTTCTGAACTAATCTTTTCTTCCAGGCCAACAAATTCAGCTGTTGAATTCCACGCCGCAAAATAAGCGCTTTCCCATGATGCTGTCATTTTCGAGGAAAGAAAGACAGAATAATCTGAGAACCATTGATCAAACAGGCTCTGCGGATCCGCTTCTCCGATTACAATCTCCCGCAAGTCCTTATACAGCATAACCGCTGCCTGATCTTTCCAGAACCTTACAAGCCATTTCATCGGCTCGTCCAGGTTACTCTCAAGATAATTATCAAGGGCTTCAAGAACCTTCTGTGATTCTACGCTTTTTTTAATCGTTCGAGACCTTGCCCGCATCTTCAACATATGTTCACCTGCCTAACCGTTTCTTCGCTTCTTCGATTTCCTGATTTTCCTCAGGCTCAACTTCTGATGTTTTGCCTTCTTTTTCCGGCGACCTTCTCTGTGCTTCCCGCTGTTCATCCTTATTTCTAGGATCATCTGACAGCGTTCTCTCCGGCAGGTTGGCGACTTCTCTTACATAATCCTCAAGATCTTCATCCGGGATAAGGATTCCAACTCCAACCATGTCTTTCAGGAATGTAGACAGCTTCGTGATATCTCTCTTGTCCACATCGCCATGTGCAAGCTGTGGATAATCTGTTATTGCATCAAAATGAGCACCATTCATGTCGATCAGGGATGGAATGCCCTGATTATTGAATGTTTCGCATATGACATCCAAGAACGCCCCAAGAGCAACTGCGAACAGTTCTGTTTTATCTTCACTCAGCGCAAAGCTTCCTGTCTGCTCATGCCCCAGCATGATGAAATCCGCCATAACAGTCTGCGCGATCTTTGCATCATATCTGTTGATAATGGCATTCGTGTCAAACTGTCTGGTTCCACCAGTGCTCAGGAGTTCAGCTTCATATCCAGCTGGAAGAACAAGCCCTTCATATTCGTTTCTGCGGATGTTCTTGACCATGGATGTAAGCGCTGCATTAATAGATACCAACTCAGGGTCTTTATCGTCCCATATGTCTACACCATCTGGTGCGTGCAACACCGGAAGTCCGGCAAGGTCTCTTTCGATTCCAATTGCCTCGATTTCCTGTATGCGGCGCTTGAAGTACCATGACCGATAGGCGTTTCTCAGAATGCTTCGTCCCTCAGGATTGTCTTTTATGCTCTCTGTTCTGAACAGCATTGCTTTGCTGATCGGGATGGTAAGCAATCCATAATCCGGCGGAGGTTGCTGAGTCATTCCGATTAAGTTGTCTTTATCGTCATATTCCCATCTGTACAACGTATCCTGCGCTCTGGGCGGAATCTTCTGCCATCCAATCAGTCCATCTGAATATTTGCTTGATGTTTTTCGATTTTTTGTTTTTCCCATCCTGCGCTTGTAGACAATTTCATGAAAGCTCCAACCGTATGCGAGAAATGATAAAATCTCTGAGATGGTGTCAGTCCATGTATTCTGCATATCGTCCATACACGATTCTACAAATTCTGCTGCTTCCCGGTCTTTTGCACTATCACCGCCCGGCTCAATATGCCATTTAACCTGACGAATCAGCATTTTTATAGCAAACATTATCGCTCCAATCGTATCATCATTGTCGAGCATCTCACGATACGTTTTCACGCCTCTTATTCCGGATAGTTCAGGAAGAAACTCTTCATTAAACACGCCTTCCCAGCGTTTCTGTCCAATCCGTCCATACTCTTTCATCTTCATCACCTCTCTTTCTGGCTATATCAGCCCCAATAATTATCTTTTGACAATTTCTGCATAGCACCTGCACTTGGTGCCGTACCTGTGTGCTTCTTGATTTTTCCAAGATACAATGCCAACGCAAGAGCATCTGCCCGGTCAGGAGAATCAAGTCCTCTTTTCTTCATTTCCTTTTTTGGTTCAATCTCAAGCTTTCCATTACTGGCCATGGTGTATTTTCTGGAAGAAAGCTGACCAATCGTCTGCTCATCGTCTTCAATAACAATCTGTTTGTTATCAAGGAGATCTCGCATACTGGCCCACATAGCGGTAGTCAGGTTATTGTACCTTTCAGCTGCATCTTTACCTGCTGCCGTATCAGTCTCAATCTTTTCAGCGGCATTTATCGGGATAACTTGCATCTTGTACAGCTTTTGTTCTTTCCGGACTTCCTTTAGTCGGTCAGTGACGCCTCCTCCAAGTCCTGTATCATCAATCTGCACATATACTTTGCCTTCATACGTTGGATGTTCTCTATATATCTTCTTGAATTCCTGTACGATATCCCCTACAGTGGCCATCAGGTTCTGTCCTCGCCTGTTCCGGACTATTTTGCAATGACCATGATAATTACGATATATGATCGTTTCATCATCTCCGAAACGGGCCACATCCACCCCCAATGATACAAACTGCATTCCATCTGTATCATCCAGTTCTAAAAGCCTGCTGCTACATTGTTCAATAATGCTCAGCGGAATAAATACGTCGTCCTCCTGGTTCGGGAACTCGCCCCTGACACGAACACGGACCACGTTAGAATCCCATCCGTATTTTCGAACAAGAGAATCTATGTTCTCTTTATTTGTTCTGGTGCTGTCCATAGAAGAAACCGTATGGCATTTGTACAATGCCCTGTCTCTTGTATGGGAATCATAAAAGGTTCCAGACGTCTTCGTTGGGTTTCCACACAGAAGAAGTTTATTGTTTGCTCCAGATAAGGTACCAAGGATAGCCTCCATGATTGGATCCGCAACACCGGAAGCTTCATCAACGATAAAAAGCATGTTATCTTCATGGAAACCTTGCATATTCTCTGGCTTTGTAGCAGTCCTGGCAACACCAAACCAACGCTTTTCATTGCCAACCATATAAACATAGGTCTTTGTCCATTTCAGAAGCATAGAGAGCAACTCAGACTTGCTCATCCACTTAGAAATCTCAGACCAGAGGACATCGTGCAACTGCTGTTTGGTTGGTGCTGTCGCAACGATTCTTGGGTGTGGAAAACAGGTAACGAACCACAGGAACACCGCTGCCTCAAGACCAGTCTTTCCAACACCCTGTCCGGATTTAATGCTTACCTTTGGGTTTGCAGCCAAGTCTCTAGCTGCTTGTGCCTGCCATTCATCTGGTTCGAAATTCAGAACTTCCCGAAAAAACATGACTGGATCATCACGCCACAAGGGAATGCTTTCGTCAAGGAACTCAGAGAACGCCGTATCATCCATCATGTTTCTCTTCCCTCCTTGCTTTCACTACAGCTTCAGCCCATGCACGAACAACCTCATTGCCCTTGCTTTCTCCGGCAATCTTCTGCTTCTCCAGTCTCAGCTTCGCAAGTGCCTCAATGGCTTTGGTCTTCTTCGACTGCACAGTTGACAGCTCTTTTTCAAGTCTGGCAATCATATTGTCCTTGTTTTCCATATTTGTCATCATGTTATATGTGTTACCCGGAAGACGATCTCCAGAAGCAACCTTTTCTTCAATGCGTTCTTCATAGAGCTGTTTATCTTCATCTGATTTGAAAGCTCGCTTGTCTTCAGTTCTGGCGAAGCCGAACAAAGATACTTCTCCATTCATATTCCGGTATTTATTGATTGCCGCCATGATTCGTCTTTCCCTCACGGCAAAGAGCTGAATCTGTTCGATCAGGAGCATTTCTTCATCCATCGGGATATCTTCGATCATATCTTTTTCAGATTCATCAAGGACATCCCAATATACGGAAGAGTACGCTCCGTGTTTCTCTGCAATCTTATCTCCCGGTTTCAATGGACCGCCTTTGTTTCCTACAGCATTTTTGTTTCCAAGTTGTCCACCTTTATGGCGAGCGCTCGTTTTTTTCTTTTGCGAGCGCTCGTTTTTTTTCTTTTTTGCATCCCCATCCCAATTCTGGGTTGATTTCCAGCGTCGAACTGTACTGGCCGGGACGTCCAACTTCTTGGCAATGTCAACAAGTTTCATCCCGTTCTTATACATTTCCTCAGCTTCAATGCTGTTGGGACTTCTTGCCCTTGCCAATGGACACCCCTCCCTTCCATCATCTTATTTCGGCATACGCAAAAGGGAGAGGTTGCACTCCCTCTCCCCGCTTTTTGTTCTATGTACAATAGAACAGTATTAAATTTTTGTGATAAATTCAGCTTTTGAATATCCCGTCACCCCTTTTGTCATCATCTTCAAGAAGTCTTCTTTTGAAAAATCAGACAATCGGAAGATTTCTTCCGGTCTCATTCCAAGCTGTTTACCGATTTCTTCTACAGTTTTGCCTTCATCCATGAGTTCTTTTACGATTTTCTTCATAGGTTCCAACAAATGCGTACCTCTTGCCCTGTTATGAGTAACGGTACCGTAAATATCTTCTGAATGCTCTTTATGCTCCACAATAACTATAGGAACCTTGCCATCCAGTTTTGAAAGCAAAGGCTCCATTCCTGCAACTGTCCATCTATGAAAGCCATCAATGATCGTCATATCCGGTCGGACTACTATCGGAAGTGTCCATCCGTTCGTAAGAATAGACTGAATAAGCAGTTTTAAGTTCTCTTTCGAAACTTTGTTCGGGTTATAGTCATTCGGCTTTAATAAATTTCTGTCCACCCAACGCAACGTGGACAGCGGCGCTGTTAACTTACTATCCATGTTTTCTCTCCTTCTTTGCGTTATTGATATACCGTCCATATATTCTCTGATACAGTGCCCTGAACGTCCGCATCTTAGGATCACCAGATATCAGACCCTCGTAAATATGTTTGCAGTCCTCCGGTGTTGCAATAGCAGATACTGCAATAAAGAAATTACGGTATCTCTCTGCTACATGCCGTTTATGCGGAGTATCAAAAATTTCCATATGATCAAACAGATTTATCAATTCCTGTTTGTAATCTTTCTGCTCCTGTCCCTGTTCAGATTCTTTCCGCTTTCTGGAACTTCTGCCAAACATCTCGCTATCCCAGTACAGGGCGGCCAGATATGCGTTCGGCTCTCTCCGAATGACCCTCTCCATAAGATCTGGATAATACTCATTCATCTTCACAAGGCTTCTGGCTGTATCAACAGAAAAAAACTGCGATACCCGCATCTGACGTTTACTGGATCCTGACTGCCAGAGAAACAGATATATCTCCGGGATATCTACATAGTTCCTCAGTAAGAAAAGCCATACATCATTATCAGTCCAGTCGTAGATTGGAAATACCTGCTTCTTGGATGTCATTCTGTTTCCGGCTTTTGTCATAGACGCAATATTCTGAAGACGCTGCACGGATTCCGCTGTACGGATTCCGACCATCGTAATACCTGATACAGTAGTTCGTGGCAGGAAATCCTGATAAGCATCAATCCTCGGTCTTAACAGTTTATGACTCCTTATTGCAAAAGAAGGAGGCTGTCGTACCCACACATCCTGCTTTGTTGAATCCCAGCAAATAAATGTCTCGTCATTCGACAGCTCGTTAAAGCAATTGTAATGTTTTACTTCTACACAATACCATTCAAATTTAGCTCCCATCATCATAAAGATTCTGCGCCATTTCTTTGTCATTTCTTCCATGCAAGGAAATATTGCTTCTTCATCTATGAATTGCACGGTAAGCTGTTTCATGTTAATCTCGCCACGGTTGGCTAGGTTTACCATTAACTGTGCCAAGCACAAGCTGTCCTTTCCCCCACTGAAAGAAAAGAACACTGGCAGACCATTTCCAAATACATTTTTTATTCGGATTTCCGCAGCCTTCACAACATCAATGTTTGATTCGCAGCGTTTTACAGCCATATTCTCTCACCGCATTTAGGGCAGACAACAAACCTTCTGGTCTCTGTGATCTCTGGTTCGGTTTCAGTGGCATTCTGCTCTTCTGCTGGCTGTTCGTTCTGCGGGTTCGGCTTTTCCGGGCTGCTCTCTCCATTATCAGCTGATTGTGTATCCACTGCGGCTTTCTGTTCTCTCTTTTCATTTGCTTCTTTAATCTTCTGGATTTCGGAATCATCTAAAGTTCCATACTCAGAGAGTTTTTCGGTAACTTCATCCGCATCAGCGACCATCTGCTGTAAAATTTCTTCATCATATCCAGGGATATCCAGATCCCCCTGCAGTTCCTCAAGGAACTCATTCAGGGTTTCCAGATTGTCGATTCCAAGAGCATAGGTCTTATTATCAGCTATCATGAGTTTCTTTTTATCGTTCTCAGAAAGCCCTGCTTTTACATATACAGTTGCTTCCTGATAGCCAAGACTCACCATAGCTTCATACAAACCGTTACCAATCAGAATGATATTGTTTTCATCAATGACCAGCGCTCGTGTCTGACCAAACTTTTCAAGTGATCTCTTCAGTTCCCTGATCTGCTGTTCTGAATGAATCCTGACATTTTTCTCAGGATGCTTCAGAACACTCAATTTTTTGATTGTTACTTTCATCTTGCTTGTCCTCCATTTCTGAAGGGCAATGGCTTCCGGCTGCAACCGGCTATTTGATAGCTTTTAAAAATTCTCTGGCTCCATCGAAATGCTGTGCTGCATTTTCAACTATGGTCTTATCAATGTCGTAAACTTCTTTCCAACCTTGCTGTTCTGTCTCCATGTACTGTCTGGCAGGCCATGGATGTGTACCGCATAAATATCCTTTCTCCCAGTCATATATGGGCGGGAGTTTCACATCATAATAGTGAATATACGCAAGGACATCTTCGTGTCTCCACTCTGCGAGAGGGCTGTATCTGGTGATTCCGGCTGAATTAGTGTAGATATTATCTTTTCCAACATAATTGCCGTCTGCCTTTCTGCGTCCGAGCAGGAGTATATCCAGCTGATGTTCTTTATAGTATCGCGCCTGTCCTCTATGCTGTACAATGTGAAACCACTGCGCTGCCTTATTGCTTTTATCCGGAAATAACATATCCTGATGCTTTTTCAGCCATTCCATGTCCTGTCCGGTATTGATAATCTCAAGGTTAGAAGGTTTATTCTGCTCTATCCATGCAATAAATGCCGGATATTCCAGATTGCATCTCACAAGGACGCTCTGATCGATGCCAGCTTTCTCGCATATCTCTCCAAGTACCAGGGAGTCTTTTCCCGCACTCCATGCATAGGCTGCCTTTTTCCCCTTGCATTTCTCTTTGATGTCTTTCACTGTCTTTTTCACAAGGGAATCCAGTTCTTTCTTTGACACCGTCTCTTCAATGTGATCAAGCGCATTCTTCCAGTCTTCATTATTTCGAACGGATTGTTTTCTACCGAGCATAGCGTCTCTCCTTTCCGGAAGCGGCCAAGGCAATAATTCCGCTCAACAGGACTGTCAGCAAGCTTCCCAGTGTTTTATATGGTCCACTATTCAAAACGCTGCCGTAGGCGAATACAGGAAGCCCTACAGCCAGTGCAGCAACCACACCTGTGATAATCCCTTTTGCATTCAGTCTTACCCCTTTCAGTGTCATGACTGTTGGAAGTAATGTTGACGCCCTCAGTGTGCCATAGAACAAAAACAGATGTGTCACTGTAATTCCCGGGATATTTGCAATCAGAATGCCAGCGATCAGAAGCACTGCCATTGCAGCTCTGGTCTTCCTGATGTCTTTTCCTCCTGCAATATCTGTCGTAAGCGAAGATACTGCGCACAGGTTGCTATCCACTGTAGACAGCAAGCCGGAAACAATCATGAAAAGGAACGGCAATACTGCCCAGGACGGGAAAAAGTGGCGGATCAATTCAAAATTGATGATTCCAAGGTTCTGTGCCTGATATCCTGCACCGGTCCCCATAAATCCAAGAATTCCCATTGACAGTGGAACCACCGCAAAAAGAACTGCTCCAAGAAGAAACGCTCTTCCCAGCTTCTCTTTTTTTACTGCAAACGCTCTCTGCCAGAAACTCTGGTCTCCAAACGGTCCAGATAATAGACCGATTGTTGTAGGAAGACCAAAAGACAGGAATATCTCAATTCCCCTTCCAGAGAAAAGTGTTGTGCAATCTCCTGATATACCGCCCAGGCCCTGTATAATGCCCTGTGTTCCTGTATTTCTTACTCCAAATATAACAAATAGGCTACAAGCTATAAGCATGAATACCATTTGAATTGCATCGGTCAGCATGGATGCTTTGATTCCAGAAAACAAAGAGTACGAAATTGCAATAATGGCAAGCAGGATCGTCATGGTTCTAAATGAAATTCCTGTAACTGCACTCAGGATCTGGCTTCCTGCAAGAAGCTGAACACCTGTTGACAGCATGGACAGTCCGATCAGCTGAAAAAGATAAACTCTTTTTACCCCATCAGAACTGTATTTCTCTTTCATGTAACCCGAAAGTGTCATTCCCTCTGGCATTTCTTTCCGGATTCTCTTTGCAAACGGAATAAATATCACCAAGCATAAAGCATTTGGCACTAAGAACCAGAAAAGCCCAATCCATCCGGCCGAATATGCTTTTTCTGTTGAAACAAACAAAGCCGGCGCCCAGATCCACGTCGCCGCAATACTCAGTGCGGACAGGATCCAGTTCTCAGACCGGCTTCCAACACAAAAATTTACTACATTTTTTTCTTTTTTAGTCATGGTCACTGTCGCCAGTATCATGATTACTGCATAAACAAACAGCATGATTATTCCATTCATGTATAATCTCCTTTATTTTTCTAAAGGAGCATTTTACCTTTACATTTATATCCCTCCCGTCCAAAGGTTTACATTAAAAAAGCCACCAGATTTCACTCTGATGGCTCATGGCTCATGATAAAATTTTACTCGATTATCATACACCATTTTCGTTATTAAGTCAATGTTAAGTTAACGGTTTTCGATATTTTCTGTTTTTTCAAAAAATTCTCAGTCCGTCAATGCCAAAAAACAATGAAGACAAGCGCTCTTTCGCAATTTTTATGTCTTCGTATACTGTCACTTTACTGACTGAATATTTTTTCGAAATTTCATCAATTTTCATTGGTTTCTTCGAAATGTACAGATCCTTGATGATCTTATAACGCCTCTTGTCCCTGTCTGATATCTTGCTACAGTATATGCGGTATACATCGAGCATTTTATCTATATGTTGCACCATGAGAGCTGTTCTTTTGGCAGAAGTCCGTATTGATTCCACAATAACCTTGTCGTCTTTCATCTCCATAATGTCTTCCAGTATTTCTGTGACCTCTTCTCTTTTTGAATCCCTCGATTCATATACAGCATTTTCACAGGATGCCTTGAGAGTCCTGTAGTTTCTGAGGAGCAATTCTGTATTGTGAAGTCTTCGGTCTATTCTTTCTTTTTCAGCCCGGCGCTGAGCCACCAGCATTGTATCGCTTGCGACCTGGGCTCCTGCCACTGCTGCCTGCTGAATCATTTCTTCAACATCTTTTTTGCTCATAACAACGAATTGTTTTTCTGTATCCATGCTCCACCTCACACATATTTCTTTCCAGTCTCAGGATCCTCGAATTTGATTCTGTCACAGAGTTTGAACCCAAATCCTTTTGCAAGTCTTTTGACCATCTTCACAAACAGTTCTGCTTCCTCATCCTTTTTTGTCCTGCTTGCCCTGTACACTAATGTTCGGGTTCTATCCGCTGCACAGATCGCATCATGTGCTGTTCTGTCCTTACATCCGCTTGCATTATATAAACTTTTATCCATATCAATTCTCCTTTATATATTTAAGCATGTACTCCTCTTTATATTGCTTCCATTGCTGATCTGTCATTCCCGGAGCGTAGAAATCTCGCACTGCATCAAGTGCTTCCATCATCCCGCATTTAGGACATATCATTGTTTTGTTGTCTTTTCTTGATAATGCCGGGCGAGAACTATACTCTTTCCCACATTCAGGACATATCCTTTTCTCCTCCATTTTTTAAACCTCCCAAGAAATCTTCTATAGTCATTTGGCCCGGAATAGATTCTTCCGGTCCCTCCTGTTCAATAGAATAATGAGGCAAGATACTTCCCCAGCATTCCGGACCATATCCTCTTTCAATGCTTTCCGGATCCGTCAATTTTCTCCCACATTTCTGGCATTTGCTGTACATGAGAATCCTCCATCTTTCCGCCAAGTAATGTAAATAACCATTCTCTCTGGCTCTGCAGATACTCTATCTTCCACTGGAGAATCACCTGGTCTTCAATGAGCTGATATTTTTTAGCTATCACTATCTGTTCTTCGTTCTCTCTGATAGCTTTTTCGATATCAATATGAATCCTTGCATACTCTTTCAAAGGGGCTTCTTTGGCCTTTTTATAGGCTATAATAGCCCACAAGAACCATATGATCATACAGCTAAAGATTCCACATAAGTAAAATATAACTTCCTTCATTTATTTTACTCCTCTCCTTTTTTTCTCTTGCCTTTTCGATATCAAACATCTTTTCACTCCAATCGAATATTTTTCTTATTTACAATTAGGTTTCTTAATTCTCTTTATCTCTTTGAGTTCCGGCTTTTCGACATGAGTTTCTGCCCATTCTCGCATTTCTTTTGCCCCAGGATTCTTTTCTTCGATTTCTGATGCTAAATAACGTAAAACAGTAGATATAAGTCCTGCATCCGCGGTTGCATAAGGCGTAATGGCATGAATAATGTTTGAACTATAATAACCTAAGCCTTTTCCAAATAGCTCTGCAGCTTCTTTTGTTTTGCCTTCCTGAATCAGTTCATTGCTTCTGAGCACATAACTTGCCATGCGTTTTTCTTTAAATTTTTTCATTTCTTCATCCTCCTTAATGACCGCTCCGCAACATACAAAATAATAATTCCGACATAGATCTCTTTCTTGGTCCCTGCCTGCATGATAAAATAGCCGCCAGCTTCCAACTCCTCTCTGTGTTTCCATCTATCGGTGTAGGATTCTCGAATTCATCTGTAATTTCTGCCCAGTATGGTATTGCAACCATCACTCCAAAATAATTGGAGGATTCCGGAAACTGATCACGCATATGCTTAGCAAGTTTCCCACTCCGAAAGTCCGGTAAAATATCCTTGTAACACTCCATAGTGGTTACAATATAGTTTTTCTCACCCAGGAAGTTGATACCGTTCCCACTATAAACATCCTCTTTGCAGCTTTTTACCTCATAACATGTAAATATGCCTTTTTCTATCCCGGATATAGAGCACTGGTTAGCTGGTGAAAACTGCATGTAATCAACTCTTTTCGCGTCTCTTCCCCACGGATCAATACTTACCTCGCTGGCCCAGTGCTTCCCAGCGCCGTTAAACCGGGTACTTATAAGCAACTGTCCAAGGAACTTGGTTGTTTCTGCTCTTGTCACGCTTATACCTCCATAGATTCAAAATTTCGGTTTTCAACTCCCTCCGGCAACTCAGCAATTCTAATATCTTCCATAGGCATCCAAGCATGCACTCTTTCTCCTGAAATACTTCCGCATTCTTCTGTCCATGCGAAACCGCTATCTGGTTCTCCGTCCATGGTCAAGCCTCTTAAATCTGGCTCTTTGTCCAAATCTGCGAAATATCTGGTATCAACCTCAGCCATAAATTTTCCTGTCTTTTTACCATCTTTTCTCTCTGGATAAATAAGCGTCACCCAGTACAGCCCTGCCTTTTTCGGGTTTCCGTCTTTTTCAACATAATTCCACTGTTTTTTCATCTTTTTATCACCTTTATCCTTTTTCTTAAATACTCAGCATGTTGATTTGTTACAATATAATCTTCGCACTGCCTACATGTCATATCTCTATTTTTAAAGTTCCCATCATACCAATTACATTCGTCACAGACGAAGCAGGCTTTTATCGCTTCCCCTGCACAGTTATCTCCTGTTTCCACATTGTTTGCACAATGATTACAACGGCATCCTGCGCAGTGAAAATGCGCAGTGAAAAGCATAATCATCTCGGCTCATAAGCTTCCTTGCACTAATTCTGGATTGTCAAAAATGCTTCCAACTACTTCCATTTCGCACCTGTCGATATAATCTTTGGTCAGTGGCATTGAATAGCAGAATGGTTCACATCTGCTGATTGTATCTGTCGGAATAATCTCATAATGCCATCCGACAACTTTATCTACTATGGACCCGGTTTCAATATTTCTTACACCAAATTCTCCAAATACCGTTTTTACAAGGTCTTCTGAATTTCCATGACACATCAAAATATCATTCTCCCAGATTTTCTTGCCGTTCTTATCTGTTAATCCTGTGTACTCGCATATTGTATCCGGATCAACTTCGTCAAATTCATCCGCCATAACGGTCCATTTGCCTATTACCAATTTCCCTATGAATATTCGCTTTTCTCCCGGCATTCCACCATCCAACAGGTATCCCTCTATCCATTCACCGTTATCTTTTTTCTTTCCCTTAAAAAGAATTTCTCTCATTAACTCCACCATCCTCTACTTGTCCTGATTCTTCTAACCAATTTTCAACACATGGTAGGCAGATATAGCAACTGCGCCAACCTTGTCCTTCTACTATTGCTTTTTGATTCAACATTCTTTCGCCTTTAGGTACCTGTTTTTCACATACGCAGCATAAATGAGAAGCCCTTATTTTTACGATTTTTTCTGTCAGATTTGATTCCGAACCATCCATATCCCCTGCGAATATCTGACTATCAATATACATTTCTTCTGGATATTTCATTCAACTCCACCGCCTTTCACGATCTCGATTGCATCTTTCAGCATTATAATTTCATATGCTTTAGACCACCCTACTGGTCTTGCCAGTGCACTTCTATCTTCCAATTGTTCCATAACCTTGTCCAAATCAAAAGCTGTCGGCTGCTCGTCCACAGCTCTAATACAATCCGTTATTGCTTTATATACTGCCCTTGAAACTTTTCTGTCCCCAGCAGACTCTACATCGCTTGGAGATTTTTGCAGGGCATAATCGTTTAAATGTAATATCAATTTATCTGCATCAATTAGCCTCATCTTTTACCTCCAATTTTCTCAAATCGTCAATAAGCCAGCTTTCGCCTTCTGCTTCAACAAAATCAAACTTTGCATTTGTTATGCCCTCTAAATACAAATATTTGAAGTTACTTCCGTACATAGACTCAACTTTTCTGGCAAGATATAGTTGCCCTTTTCCATTTCTCAGCATGTAACTCCACGAAGGATCCA